GAGAGGGGACGCGGTGGTGGTCCATTCCCCCGCTGTAGTACTAAATCTCACCCTGAAGTAGACTTTACCTGTGGCATCTACAGAAAATCGAACGCAATCGGCAAAATCAAATATATGCGGTTCACTACTGCCGCCGGCGTGGCCTAGATCTATTGGATTTACCCAAGCAGAAAGGGTAAATGTTTGTGTAGAACCGGCCGCGGTTCCAATGAGAGCGTCCCAAGTTGCTGGGCCCCCAATATTTACATTATAAGGGTATGGACCGACGCCGTTGAAATAGAGAACTTTATTATTGTGGTATTCTATCGCTGGCAGCTTCTTTTTACTATTTCTATTAACTTTGTGGAAGGAGCCAGTCCCATCATAATTTGAAGCCTCTACTGAACTACTACCGCCAATATAAGGGACTCCGGCTAATGTATATGCCGCCACAGTTTGTGCATCACTAAAATATCCAAATTGGTTTGTATGGTCCGTATACCACTCATTAAGAGGTGTTCTTACATTTAAATTTCTCCATGGAAGTGCATTATAAACACTATATTCTGCAGCTGCAAGATCAAGCATTCCTTCGCCCATCGTTGCAGGACTTCCGGGGGCGGAAAAGCGATTAACTATAATAGATTTAGTACTACCAGTTAAGTCTCTTCTAGGTATAGCAAAATCAATAACACCAGTAACATATGTAGAGGGAGCATATGTTGTTGGCAAATTGCCATCAGATTCGGCTAAATATCTATTATTAATTGAGCGCCCGTTGGTCATCACCAATTCATAATTGTGTGAATAATTTCCTATATTTGTAGCATCCAAAACTTGATCTGGGCGCCCAGGAATAGGGAACGTCGATCCAGTAAACATTTTAATATTTTTAATATTTACAGGACGCTTTGTTATCTCGCCTCGGGACGTACTTCCTCTTGGAAGGGTTGCATCAAGATGCATTTCATTATTATAGATAGCTCCAAATACCAACAACGTGCCGGCGCCGGGGTATATTCTCCAACCCTCAATGCGGTTAACAACCGTATCGGGGCTTGTATTGTGTGGTCTAAGATTACTGTATATATGTCTATAAGATCTCCCTCCAACAAATTTCTCAGTAAAAGGAGTTTGCATGGGGCGCCCATAAAGCGGCCCATAAGTATCTTGATGAAGATTGGTTATATCTATGCCAGCTTTAAAATTATTAGCAATATTATCATGATATCCCCCCGTTAGAGAAGCGCTATATATATTAAAAGGCGCACACAAATCACCTTTCACATTTAAATAAGGTGGTACGTGAGGGAGAGGATCCCAAATTAGAGGATCAAATGTTTGTTTTCTTTTTCCATTATTCAATGCTAAATCATCATCACAATTTTTAAAAGGTCTAACATTCGCGCTATCAAGATAAAACCATTGAATTTCGAAATAACTTCCGCTCCTAGGATTTTGCATAAACCTCAGCAAATCAATCTGCTTATTTACAAATTCATTTACTCCACCTTTAATGAGCGGAGATTCATCAACTTTTAATCTAAGCGGTTTTGCCAATCTTCGTGTAACATATGTCGAGCCGGCGTAAGTAGTTATTCCTGATGAACCGGAGGATCCTAAAGTGGGCGCGCTTGCATTTGTCTCATTTATAATAGAATCGAGTATTGTTTGTTTGTTAGAATTAACAAAAGCATTGCTAGAACTTAATGGAGGTGTCGATCTGCTAGCGCGGTCTTTCCACCACAAACAATTGTTTGCTTGAGCCGTGTTTAATGGCGCATAGCCAAATTCCCAGTTATAAAGAAGCTCATTAATTCCTAAAAGATTCCCTTCAATGGTTGGTGTTTTATCTTCTAACGTAGGATATTTCCATCTATATTTATTTCTTTGCAACACAGTATTTTCAACCATGGTACGAACATTTGAACCATATTGATCACTTATATCTGAAGACATTGGCACCAAATAGCCTAAGAGAACATCTAACGTAAGGTCAATCCATTTATAAAAATCAACATATTTATCTAAACTTGGAGTGTTACCGACTCTCTCATAAAACATTTGACGAAGCTTCGCCATGTCTTTATAATCATCGCGATATTTATTTACTGGCTCACCAACAAGATTATTAAAGTCTTTAATTGTAGAGAACATCTTTATCATCTCATCAGAAATGGTTTGATACATACTCTTTTCAATTGACGTATAATAATTCGTAGGTCTTGCTAGTTCGCCCTTATTGAAAAATATATCATCATCTGTTAAAACATTAACCATATCAGAACTATTGATCATTTCAGGCAGCTGCTTTTTGCCCGAGCTAACATATTTTTTATTTATTGGTAGTGTGGAGTTGGCGGGAAAATTAAATCCTTTGGGCAAATATTGTTTGCCAACAATCTCACCAAACTGTCCGTATTTAGAAACCTTTTGGGCTGAACCAGAAGAATAATCAGCCCCAATAAACTCACCACTACCATCGGATCCGGTTACAGTATCAAAAGTCCAATTTAAAACTAACGTATCTATTTCAGGTATTCTTGTTCCAGTGAGCGCAGTTGGATATAAATAAGAGCTTCTATAAGGATGTTCAGCACCATAATTTTTTACATCTTGATTGTGTTGTTGTATGGTACCTGTAGGTAAATATTTATACCAAACGCGAGTAGAAGAAATGTTTCCATCTGCTCTTTGCAGGAGGGTTCCGGAAAAATTAGTTCTATGGGCGCCGATATAAGGAGCCTTGGGATAATTTAGAAAACTACTGCCGCCGTCTGCGCTAATGGTGCCTGTATGTAAAAATTCATTTTTAACATAATCCGCTATTTTTTCGACGCCATAAAATTCAACTGCATATCCAGCATTGTGCACCGATCCGGAGGAACCATCCGGCAAATTTGCATTAGAATTCGGTTTAACAGAAACAGAAAAAGTCCAACGCGTGTCATCGAACACTTCATCAAAATAATTACTCGAAAGGCCCAAGGCGCCAATCACAGAGCCTGCAGTACCAGTTAAAAGGAATTTAGATCTCTGTGAATAATCAGACGCCTTAACCGCATAAACTTGGAAGTTGGCGCTATCGGTTGTCGCCCAGGTTAAATCATTTCCCGTGGCATCATCTTCGACTTGGTGCATGCCAAACAAAGATGCTGTCGTAAACGGTAGATAAGTTCTAAATTGGCGGCTTGGGCCTTCGTCTGTTGTTGCAACTGTATTTGTATCGGCCATAGAATGTCGAATTGGAAAATGTACTTCCGACTCCATCGTAAAGCCTAGATAATCAGTTAGGCCATAAGTCCCTGAAATAATTGCCTTTGAATTTGAATTCGTACTTGAAGAGTGCGGAAACACAGTTGCTTCTGAGCTTCCAGTCAAACCAAAATTTACATATTTCTTGTACTCAGCAACAGATTTATAATTATCTTTTAAAGTGTAGGTTACTCTATTTCCATATGTATTGATACGATAAATTTCATCACCCACACCAAAACAATGAATTAAGTTTCTAAAGGACTTTTCTGTTCCCTTGGTTTTATTAATATAGACAATATTATCGTAGATGTTGTGATATATTCTGTTTTTTATATTATAGAGTTTTTCCTCGAATAAAGATCGATCATTCCTGCTTTTAAAATATTCTAATTCGGTTGCATCAGAAAACAATTCAGGAAAATATTCAAACCCAATTGATTGTAATAGTCTATCATTAAATGGGGCCGGCTTGTGATCAAACCCAGCATGTGATTTATACTTGAGCTTTGGAATAGAATTAATTTGTTCTGCCAATGAATCAAAATAAGAACCCACAATCTGAGTCAAGTTCTTTAGCGGTGAATATTCTTTGTCTTCATCCTCTTCTATAATCCATGCCGGCAACGAATGATACATGGAAGAATTATTAGCAAAGTCATGAATCTCGCCTTCTTCTTTTTTGGTGTTCAAGGTGGATTGAACGTCCGGATGGAAAGGATACAAAATTGGATCTTTAAACTCTTTAGTCACCAAACTAGAACTAACCATTGCAGAACCAACATTTCTTGACGCAGAATCGTATCCAACGAAAGTACCATTGCTTATTCTTCCTGAATAATCTAATACTACACTATCGTAAGTTGTATTTCCAACAATGCCTTCATTAAACTTATAATAAACCCCTAAAGATGTATTTGCATCATCAGTATTGGTGCCACCGCCTACGGGTTCAATCATATATCTAATAACTTCAGCAGAGCTTCTTTCATCTTTCCAAAATCTAAATTCGTCTAATGAACCAGATAACTTACCCCATCCCAATGTTGGAGCATAAGTCCCGGATGGCGCTGTTATGAGAGAACCAATTGTGGCATTTATATTTCCACTAACATAACCAATAGAAGATCCCGTGACAATCGTTTGATTACACGCGCCATCAAAATAAAAATTAACTTCTACGTTGCTGCCGCTATTTTTTAATGCGAATGCATAATGATGCCAACTATCATCTGCTATGGATGATGTGGTTATCGAAGACCCAACAATCTCATCTGAGAAGCCGGCGGTTCCAGACATATATGTAATTCTAAAGGGTGATATGGACCCGGTCCAGCCGGTCATTTCAATTGTTAGACGACCATAATTTGCGCTTGAAGAAATAAAGTCAGACGTATTAGCATCAAAAATAACTTCGCGTCCAGTATCAGATATAACAAATTCAGATTTTTTCATCCAGAATTCTACAGTATTCCCATCTGTCCCTCCAATTTTTAGATTACATTCTCTATTTTTAGAGGGTTCCCAGACATTGGCATAGCCGCTTTTATAATCGCCAGAAGAATCAACGATATCTTTATCTTTTGATCTATTTGATGTGTTTGGGCCGCCTTTTGCAAAAATATATTCATATGAGGCGGTTGCCGTTGCACCGTATCCATCTGAATATGCAATTTGAGTGCCCCATCCATCTGCAGCTAAAATAACATAACCATTTGTTCGTGGGTATACTTCTTCAAAAACATACATATCGAAAAATGAAGAACTTAATTCCCACTGGATTCTTTCTTTTAAAGAGCCATCATAGGGGTAGGTTTCATAAATTCTATCAAATGCATCAACATAGTATTTTTTTGCTGACCCAAATCTTGCAAAGTTTTTAAGCTCAGAAAAATCAACAGGGGGTTTGTATCTTTCCCTCTCTTTGAAATAATCTTTCAAATAGCCAACAGACTCTAAAGTACCATCTTCTACTAAAGACTCTGGATTAGCATTTGTTAAAATTATATCATGACTTTGATAAAGTTTTTTATAATCTATGGGCATTCTATTTTACTCTACTCGAAACTTGTATTCTTCAGATTGTTCAACATATTGAGAATTCAAATAATATACGAATTTTATTGCATATACATCGTCTGATTTCAGGAGAGACATATCTAAATCAAAATAGCTCCCATTCTTATCAAAGGACAGTCTAGTATAATTGGCGCTTCCCGTGCCATAAGATATTACTTCCAGATCATCGTTAACACGATAAAGTTTATAATAGATGTCCTCAACTAAATCAATTGGTGCTTTCTTTGAAGACACTGTATAAATGGTCGGGCTCCAATCTTTTTTTCTTGTGTACAATCTAAATCTAGCTTTTGTATTTTGATTAGAATACGATGGCTTTAAATTAGTGATATTACTCACAAATTGCTGATTTGGGTTAAATGATTGTCCGGGCCAAACTTGAGTTAAACTTTTCGGCTCAATTGATCCTGTATAATATTCAATACTGGAGCTGTGCCATACATCATAAACAGTAGTTAAAGATGTTGAGCCAGTAAACGCAAAAGAGGCTGAATATATGCCGGTAGAAACATAACCTCCCGTGACATTATAATCTCCAGATGTTACGACTCCACCACCGACGCTCAAAGCTAACTTCGAAGCCGAAGGAGCAGTATTAGCCGAAGAACCTGAATATAAACTAACTAATATGGAGCCCGTTCCAACTGCTGGAATATTCTTTAATTGGCCTCGTACATAATTGTAATAATAAATTGTATTTAAATTATCGGCAGCAGGAGCTAAAGAACTGCTGTAATAAAAGCTTCCTCTATCATCTTTTATAGAAGAGTCCCACCGAGCTTCAATGATTGGTCTATAGAAAAAATATTGAGACCCTCGTGCAAAAAACTTTTTAGTATAATAGGAAACAGAGTCAGACTCTTCAGTGGAAGACAATTTAACTCCGACACCATAATTTGATTTAGAACCCAATACATTTCCTGCACTATTAATCCATTGCTCGACTAGCGGAGTAATGTCTAGCTCCAAATCCTCGAAACCAGTATTAAAGGAAGCAGTAAAAGAGGAAGAGGCGTCTGAATAATAATCACCACCCTCTGTTGTCCACAAAGTATAATCACTTCCACCAGCAAGAGTTCCACTTAATCCACTATTGGCAACGCTGTCACTACCCGTAACATCAAAAACGGCCGCGGCGCTAGAAGATATAGAATTTAAATTTCCTGCTGCCCCTGCGGCGGATGAAGTAATATAAACAATAGAACTAACAGCATTTGCACTAAAGTCTGCACTAGCTGACGTATTTATTATTGTAACTATATTGGTGGCGCATGCAGCAGTACTACCTCCAATGTGAAAAAAATCGGGCGCTGGGGTTGCATCATTTATAGAAGTAAACAAGTAATTCGCTGCTGCTCCAGTTAAATGGAGCGTGTTAGCGGCTGTATTTGCTCGTACAGTTATAGATGCGCTAGCGGCAATATCCGTGTCTGTTGTATAGAGCCAATTTGATGGTTCTTCGTCAGAATAATTTTCCATATCTAAGCCATTGCCCTCTTGCCAAGATTGAGAAATCGCTGATACAATTAGATTAAAATCCTTTGGCGTTGTTTGGGAATGTCTTGCGTTGAACATTCTTAAATAAAAGGAAACGCTTCCGGAAGCAGGAACATTTCCTTGAGTGCGATCATATGAAATATAATCCACGGCAGTCCCAGTGACCGGAAATTTAATTAAAATTCTAGCATATTCAGTTGAGGAAGCTGATTCCTGTGCATATATGGAAAATGATTCTACTATGTCTGATTGGCCCATATTACCACTTACGCCGCGTTCGGTTAAGTTAGCTTTATAAGCATTGGTAATTGTATTGTCTGCGTCTGCAGTGTATCTTTTAATAGCCATTACTCTACGGTGCCTCCAATATCTAAATCTGGATATTTTATTTCGAAAATAGTATCCGTTGGTGGAAATAAAAATCTACCATCAGGAGAAAGAGCCTCTTCTATAGATATTGGAGCATCAGCATAACCATCGCCAACCTTTACTTTTAATTTGACATCCACAACATCCATGAGGTCTGGAATGGATTTCAATATTTGATATATATCTGTAATTATTATGGGTTCTCCGATATAAAACGTTTTAGTAAAAGCGTTCCTTAAGGTATCATTAGCCTCAACTAAAAGATCATATTTGTTTGTGCCAGGGAATGGCACAACTTTAAACTCTATTCCAATATTGCATATCTTTGCATCTAGAATGTCAATTGTATCATTGACCATCTTATATTGATTTATCCATGTTTTTAAGTTATTTTTAAGTGTGGTGTTGGCAACCACCAAATCTCCATCGGAATTTTCGGCAAGTACATAATAATTTATATTACGCTGGTTATATGAGTCAGTGTCTAATTCCAAAGCTGCCCTTTTAATTTTTCCAAATTTTGATGGCATGTTATAACCCAGTGCTATATAATCTTGTTTGGTTACTGCCCTGTTTTGAGAAGCAAAGTTGGCCATGGCCCTTTCTTTTATTTCTTCGATGCTTATAAGGCCAACGTCACCAGTAACAGGCGCTTCATTTAAAACGGCCAAACTATTTTGCACTCCAGATATTGTAGCTTCGCTTAATAAGCCTTCTTGTTCAGCCATGAATGAAAAATCTGCAGTGCCGACTCTTGTTATTGTTTGTGCAGCTGTATTAACATTTTCATTTGTATTAATTCTATAAATAATAGTTAATGTAGTGTTGGATGGCGACACTCCTAATTTATCAGTTTTGTTTAAGATAGAAGGGTCAAAAGAGGTGTCTGTAACATAATTTTTTGCATGCAATTGTAATATAACCTCAGATGGATCTTTAACTTCAACAGGAGTTTCTTCGCTTCCTTGGCCAAATTGTAAAAATAGGCCATCGGGGGTGGACTCAACCCTGAAACGCCTAGAGACAGAAACAGGCTTTAATATATATGGAACGGTATTGTTGTCAGGATTTCTATTTATTACAGGGACATGAAGAACGTCCTGGCTCAAATAATCAACTTCAAAATACTGATTTCCGTTATCATCAAACACTGAAATTATTTCACTTATATTTTCACCAACCATGGAAACCCTTTGAAATGGAGTATACTCTCCAATGTATACTTCTTGTACTGCCAATTCGCCAGAAATTATTTGACCCGCTGTCCTGACTGCATAGGAAGTTGGATTTCCTGTGGTGGCATCCTGATTTGCAACTACAATTGGATTATCAGAAAGCGCAAAATTTACATCCTCTAACAAAGAAAAAATTGTATTGTTTGTTGATATAAAAGTCGATCCCTTGCGTAAAATGGGCATATATTTTTCATCAGGCGCCTGAGAGGATGCTTCAGCCGGAACGGTAATGTAAAAATTGCACACGCCAAACGAAGACGGATATGGCTTATATTTATAGCCCATTTGTCGACTTAGCTTGAGTACATTATCAAATTCAATGGCAGTATCCAAAAAAGATTCGTTGGCTTGGTAATCCGTGTAAAACGAAAGCATATCCCCGACATAAGCAACGGTGTCCAACATTATAGAACCAAAAGAGGCTTCAGTGAAATCTCTATAATTATCTGGGTAATATCTCTTGACATATGATTCTAATTCATCTCTAATTGAAGTAAAATCGCGATTAGTGTAATTTATTGCTGGTTTTTTCGTTGCCATATTTTTAAAAAATCCTTTTCATAATTAGACATTTAAGCTGCAAAAGTAATAGCTAATGTGTCATCTAGGCCCACACTGGGAATTGTATAGTGAATTTGTAATCCTAGAGAGTTTGTAGGCTCGTTTTCACCAGGATTATCCTGCAGATCTATCACATTAATATCTGTAACTCGAACAAAGGGAACATATTTTTTCACCTGCTCCATGATTTTACCCCTAAGCGATGTGTGAGTAACCATTTTAGTATCAAATAAATAATTGCGGACCCCAACTCCAAAATTAGGATCCATCATTCTTTCACCTGGACACGTTAAAACAACCATCTTAATATTCTGCTTCATAACGGCGCCTATAGTTTTATTTAATTTGTAATACCCATCAACAGGATCGTGTTGTAGTGGTAATTTTGGAGAATAGCCGATTCCCATTTATTTAAGCTCCTCTAGATAAGTAGAATTTAAACATGTTTTCATTATAAAATAATTATACATTTCAACATCATCCACTGTCTGTTTGGGGGGTGCCATCTTCACATTCTTCTTCTTCTTCTGTAAGTTTGTCTTTATCTTTGTCTGGGATCTGCGAAATTATTTTTGCTATTATTCCAACAGGGGTTAATGGACCGGGGAAAAACCATGGTGTTTTCCATGTTGGATCAACAGTGTTCGCTGCCATTTGAATAACTAGCTCAAAAAATTGTGCAGCCATATCTTGAGACGATGGCGCTGACATGGCTAGCTTTTCTTCTTGGGGGACATCTTCAACCGCGTCGTTAACATATGAATAATCACCCTCTAATATTTTAATAGATTGAGTTATGAAAGAGTTAATTAATAGCTTCGTAGGAAAAAATAGATTTTGCAACTCAGGATAAGCACCAATCATAGCATATCGGTATAAAAGTGCTGTAGAAAAAACAGTTTGTCTAATGGGTAACACCTCCTCAAGGAGTTTAGAATCTTTTGTCTTTTTCATTAATTTATTTTGCAACGTATGCACAATTTCTTCCCGCAAAGGGTTGGGATTTAATTCAGCATCATCAGCTGTACGGTTGTGAGGGGCCAATGAGGTATTAAGAAGTTTGCACGTCGCCCAAAGAGTGGGTCGCACAGGATTATCATTAGATGCTAAATTAACATAATATGTGCTTGGATCTTCATTTTTTTGCATGTAAGACGCATCCATTTCAATGGGGCAAAATAGATTATTATATAAATTTGCTTTATTGCTAATCGATTTATCGCTAATCGATTCGCCTCGGGAGAAATTATATTCAATGGCGCCTTGCTCCAACCCAAGATCAGAAATTTTGCCCATAATTAAGCTCCATGGATTTTCTTCTAATGGTGGAGTAACCGAATCGATAAAAGCAAAAGAAACAGAGTCGGCTCCAAACGTCGTCGGAAAGCCCGGAGAGTGTAACTCTTTATGTACACCGTCCCAATATTTTCTAAGATCATACTCTGCAACTTCTAGTGGCAAACACAACCAGCGGCGGCCGTCGTCAGCCGCGAAGGAGTCTGACAATAAGAACGTTTTATCTAAAATATAATCTCTATCAATTTTTATATCCGGTAAATAAGGCCCCACGTCTCTCAATTCAGATATGAGATTTTCTATATAAACTGAATCGATACCTTGTCCTTTATATGGTACCACCAAATTCAGCCTCATACCCAGGGAAATATCAAACCAGTGATCAAAAGGCGCCTCAACAACAACTCTTTTTAACCACTCATAAATCCCACATAAATAATTAATGTTCTTGTCTAGAAGATCCACATACGGTTCCGCCGCGTGGGTGATCCACTCGGGCGGTTCCTGGCCCTCGGGGAGCTTGTCCCAGATATCATAGGAAAAGCCATCAAAGTCATGACGCTGCATAAACTGGAAGATCGCCCATAGATATTTTTGAGTAAAAGGGGTCGAAACATTAGAGATGTCGTCCGGCAGGATGATTTTGGCGAGCTTGGAGCCGTAACCACCCTCCTCGTAGAATTCTTCAATGGCGTCCTTATCAACGCCGATATTTGTTTCTTTGGCCCCAGAAAAAATATCAATAATTGAACCATTCCATTTTGAAAAATCAATATCAGCTATCCCAGAAAAATTATAAAATCCTATTGAGTCAAAATTTATAACCCCCCTATTACGAAAATTACTTTTGGCCTTTGGAACAACTCCGTTAGGATAATGCTGCCAATAATAAAAAGCATTATAAAACGCAGTGGCGCCGGAACCGCCGGTGATTGCATCGGGACCCTCCGTCTGAACATTCGAATTCAATGAGCTTACAGTACTTTGAAATATTGATTTATAAATGGAACTATTGTCATCAGGAATAAGCGAACCCTCCTTATCTACTGGTGAAAAGAAAGTTAAAAAGAAATCCCAAAAAGTAGAAAGTTTTTCGTCATCGTCGATATGAAGAAGGGAACCATGGGCCTCATATTCGTCTTCCACCTTTCCTATGACCTTCCTTATAAAATTATGTATTTTCCTAACAACTTCTTCATGGTTGGGGAGGTCCGCGTTCACCACCTGTACTCCAGGTTGTTGACCATATGATTGAGCGCCTGCTGGCCTATGGCCCGGACGTGGAAAAATGTTTTTGTATAGTGGGTTGTCGCCTAGGCGTGTGAAAAAGGTGTTATAAATTGGTGCACCGGTTTTTACTGGTTGTTTGGCGATCGCATCATTTAGGATGGTGCCGGGGGCTTTCCCATACGTCGTCCCATAAGCATTAACATCATTATAAGCTCTAAAAATAGCGCTTTCCCAAAGCGCAAAAGCTTCTTTAAATTTTCCCCAAAAACTATAAAAATATGGTTCTGCATCCTCCAAAGACGAGGGTTCGTTATAAGTTGTAGCTAATTTAGACTTCATTCTCACATAAGGCTCAAAGAAGAGGCCCCCTTCGAGATCAGAAGGGAAGGGTTTTTCTCCACCAACTTCATCAATCAACTCAAAGAAGGGCATCTTATTTTCTTCTAAACTATTTGGATCTCCGAGTGCCTTTGGGCGCGATGGATACATTGCCCTATTCATTATCTCACCGTGTATAGCATACTTGAAAAAATCATTTTTAAAATATTCTCCCTCACCCAGCGTGGTAAATGCATCTTTCCACTCGGGATTAGTATGATAGCGTACGCGACTATCCATTAAAGAATCAACTTCTAGAGCCTCTTCCATAATAAGAATATCTAAACTTTCTTCTGGAGTTTTTACTCTCAGTTCTTCGGCTTTTGTTGCATCGTCGAGCGGATCGCCATTTTCGTCTACCATGGCGTCTACATCTAATGTCAACCTACGTGCATTTACTATTTTTTCAGAATATTCTAAAAGGG